ATATCTTTATTGACTCTGCCGCTCAGCAAACTCGGTTTGACTTTGCACAGCAATATGACATTAGCACTATCAATGCTAAAAAGTCAGTTCTAGATGGCATTGCCCACGTTGAGAGTGTTGTGGATAATGACTTACTTTACGTCGATTCGTCTTGTATCGAATCAGTAGCAAGTCTTGACCAATACCAGTGGGACCCCAATCCTAATCTAGCAAAAGAGAAACCAAAGCACAATAGAGCATCCCACATGGCAGATGCTCTCCGCTACGCATTATACTCCTTTGAGACTTCAAACAGTGGTTTCTAAGGAGACCTCACCAAAAATAGTGTTTGACAACTCACCTTAACTTAGCTATAATTCTGGTATTGAAAATGGATTTGAAAAGAGACCTTGTAAAATATGTAAGAGACAAAGCAAAATCGAAGTATGAAAAAGCCAGCGAATGTTACATTTGCGGCGAAACAAGCAGACTTGATTTTCACCACTTTTACAGCTTAAGCCCTTTAGTTCACGACTGGGTTAAAAAGAATAAACTTCTCCCAGAGAACATCCTGGCATTTAGAGAAGATTTTATTGAACAGCACTGGGCTGAGTTGTATGAGCATACTGTTACACTATGCCACGAACATCACCTAAAATTGCATTCAATTTACGGTAGAGACCCTAAGTTAACCACTGCCAAAAAGCAGGAAAGATGGGTAGAGATTCAAAGAGAAAAAAATGGCATGGTATAGTAACATATTTACAAAAGGCGATACGGTAGAGAAATTAAATCCTGCTCAGCCTTACTATGACCACAAAACAGAGTCATCTCGTGAGCTTACTTTTCGTTACGAGACAGCTTATGAAGAGATTGAGATTGTAAACAGGGGCGTTAATCTAATTGTAGACGATGCTTCAGAAATTCCTACTGCGGTAGGCGGCCAGGTTCAAGGGTTACAAAGTGTTATTAAGGGGGTGAAACGCTCACGTGTAAACTTATTGCTAAATACAGAACCGAATCCTTTTCAGGATATTAGCACATTTAAACGGAATCTAATTACGGATTACATCATTGACGGAAACATTTTTATTTATTATGATGGAGTTCATCTCTATCATCTGCCCGCATCAAAGATGGTTATTCACGCAAGTGAAACTCGCTACATTGAGAAGTTCACTTTTAATGAAGCAGTAGATTACAGTCCTACTGAGATTATTCATATAAAAGACAACTCATTCCATTCTATTTATAGAGGAACTTCTCGCCTGAAGCCTGCGCTTCGCACTATGCAACTAATGGCATCTATGCGTAAGTTTCAAGATAACTTTTTTAAGAATGGTGCTGTTCCAGGCTTAGTATTAAAAAGCCCGAACACTTTATCAGAAAAGATTAAAGAGCGAATGATTCAATCTTGGAGCATTCGTTATCGTCCAGACGCAGGAGGTCGCAGACCTCTTATTCTTGATGGTGGTATTGAGATTGACCAAATCTCGAACGTAAACTTTAAAGAGCTTGACTTCCAATCTGCTATCGCAGAAAATGAGAAGATTATTTTGAAAGCTCTTGGCGTTCCACCTCTACTATTAGATTCTGGAAACAACGCAAATATTCGTCCAAATATGCGTATGTATTATTTGGAGACTGTATTACCCATAGTGCGAAAGATTAACTTTGGGTTTGAACGGTTTTTTGGGTTTGAGCTACGAGAAGATGTTACTGATATTCCAGCTCTACAGCCCGAACTTCGTGACCAGTCAGCTTACTATACTGCATTGGTTAATGGTGGAATTATTAGCCCCAACGAAGCAAGAAAACATTTAGGGTTTGAAGAAGTAGAAGGACATAACGACCTTCGAGTTCCAGCAAATATTGCTGGTTCAGCTGCAAATCCCGACGAAGGCGGTAGACCCGCAGAAGGAGAAGAGAATGACGAGACTTAGACAGAAAGGAGCAGTTCTGGATTTAATTGCAGAAGTAATGCTCAAGCACAAAAAAGTTCTATCCAAGCAAGAGTATATCGGATTGGGACAAGTCCCCGTTCGGTATGGACAGATTCAAAACTTTTTTGGCTCCTGGGAACGTATGATTAACTTTATGCGTAAATCACGTCCCGATGTCTTTGAGGCTGTAAAGCCTAAGCCCGCCCCTCCACCTGTTAAACCTGCTCCTACTCCTTCGCCTGCTCCCAAGGCAGCTCCTGCGCCTAAGCCTGCACCAGCAGTTAAAAAAGACGAGAAGTAAAATGGAAAAGATATTTAATCTAACCTCTACTTTCAAATCTCACACTACTGAAGACGGTAGTGTTATGATTCGTGGTATGGCAAGTACGGCAGACTTTGACCGAGCGGGGGATTCAATCTCTCACGAAGCGTGGACAAAGGGCGGCCTAAAGAATTTTGAGAAGAACCCGATTATCTTATTTAATCATGATTATGATAAGCCAATCGGTCGAGCTACTGGACTAAAAGTAACAGAAAACGGTCTAGAACTCGAAGCTAAAATCAGCAAATCTGCTCCCGCAGCAGTTTGTGAATTAGTTAAAGACGGTGTCCTTGGAGCCTTTTCTGTTGGTTTCCGAGTCAAGGATGCTGATTACTTAGAGGAAACCGACGGATTAAAGATAAAGGACGCTGAGTTGTTTGAAGTTTCGGTAGTATCCGTTCCTTGCAATCAAGCAGCTACTTTTTCTCTGGCGAAGTCTTTTGACTCTCAAGCAGAGTACGAAGAATTCAAAAAAACTTTCACCAATCGTGTAAATCTAGCCGGTCAGACTCTGGCTAAAGACGAAGTTAATACTTCTAGCGTAGCTAGTGATACACCGGACGGGGTTGAAGAAACCCAAAAGGAGATACAAATGTCTGAAGTACAGAATTCAGAAATCGACTTGGAAGCATTTGCTAAGAAGGTAGCAGAGGAAACTGCTGCAAAGATTGCAATGAAGCAAGCCGAAACAAAAGCCGCTGAAGAAGCTGCACAACAAGAAGCTGTTGAAAAAGCCGCTGCAGAAGCAGAAGCTAAAGCTCAGCAAGAAGAAGAAGTTAAGCAAGCCGTTGTAACAGGTGTTGAATCTGGTACAGAGCGTCTGTTAGAAGATGTTCAAGCTAAGCTGAACGAGCGTGAAGCTAACATGGAAGAAGTTCTTGCTACATACAAGAAAGAGCTTGAAGAAAAGACTGAAGAAATCACCAAGATGCGTGAGTCTAAGCGCGTATTCTCTGACCGTGTAGGCGGTAATGAGATTTCTAAGTGGGGCAAAGAGTTCATGACAGCTCATATGCTGGGTGTTATGACTCGCAAGGGCATGGAAACAGACTATGCTCGTGACCTGATGCAAAAAGCTGGTATCGACTACACAACTAACGCTGCTGACATCGACCAAGAAGTTTCTGCTCAAATTGAGAAGGAAATTCAGCTCGAGCTTAAAGTTGCTAAGATGTTCCGCGAAATTCCAGTAAATGGCGCAGCTACAGTATTGCCAATCCAACCTGATACAGGTTTGGCTGACTGGGCTTCTGCTGCTACCGGCGGTAACTTAGAAAACCGTGGCGCTACTGACAACACTTATAAGCCTAAGCAAGTTATCTTGAATGCTTACCGTTTGGTATCAAGCACATTCATGGATAACGATGTTGATGAGCAAGTTTTAATTAACCTTATGCCTATGTTGGTAGAAGGTGTTGCTCGTTCACACGCTCGTGCTGTTGAAGCTATGATTCTGAATGGTAACGGCACAATTGCTGGTCTAGACGGCGAAGCTGATGCTCACACCGAAACTCTTGACATCTCTGATGGCACTAAGTTGACTTCTGCTATCCTATTGAATGCTCGTCAATCAATGGGCAAGTATGGCGTAAATCCTCAGGATTTGGCCTACATCGTTAGCCAGAACAGCTACTACGACTTGCTAGACGACGCTTCTTTCCAAACTATGGATGAAGTCGGCAGTGACCTCGCAGTGCGCATCACAGGTACAATCGGAGCCGTATTCGGCACTCCTGTTGTTGTATCTGATGAGTTCCCAGCTGAAGCTGCTGGTATTCCTGCTGCTTTCGTTGTTAATCCTCGTAACTATGTTATCCCACGTCTTCGCGGTGTAACTGTTGAGCAGGATTATGAAGTAATGAACCAACGTCGTGTTATCGTTGCTAGCCAGTCTTTGGGCTTTGAAGAAATTCTGCCTGCCGCTGGTGCTGATAAGCCTTCTGTTAAGGTTGACTTCGTAGCTTAATATATTAAGCAATTCAGGGGAGGGCAACCTCCCCTGTTTTTACTAATTTACTTATGGCAAATTTAACTACATTAGCTGAATATAAAGACGCAGAGGGCATCAATTCTCCTAAAGAAGATGCGCGTATTGATGTCTTAGTTCCTGCCGTGAGTCAATTAGTAAAAACATATTGTGGAAATAGTATTATAGACTTCTATTCTACTAATAAGTCCGAAACATTAAGTGTTGACTGGGACACGTATGCTATACAGCTTACTGAAAGCCCTGTCAATACTATTGTAAGCGTGTCAGAGCGTCGTTCGTATTCAGAGTCTTATAGCACTCTGACTACTGCTGCTTATGAGTATTATTTAGATACTACTACTGACAGTTTAATTCGCACTAACTCTTTTGGACAGATAAACTGGCCAAAGGGAGTTGGTGCTGTGCAGGTTGTGTATACCGCAGGGTATGCTACTGTGCCGGAAGATTTGAAACTCGCTGTTTTTGATTTGATTACTTATTACTTGAAAGATGAGCATAAAGAACGCAGAGTATTAGCAGGCGCTTCTATACAGAATCAGTCTACTACATCTATGCGTAATAATGTTGCCTTTCCTGACCATATCAAGCGAGTTTTGGATTTATATAAGAATTTCTAGTGAGTAAGGCTTTAGTTGATAGGCTGATAAAAGAGTTCTTAACGAACCCAGCTTATAAAAGAAGATGGGATACTGTATTACGGAGTCAAATGGGAGGAAAATATCCTCACATTACTACCATAACCAAAGAGGACTTAGTAACTCTTTATAGACATAATACTATCGCAGCTTTATATAATGAAAAGAAGTTCACAGAAGCAGAAGAAGCCGCAAGCAGAATAAAAGGCATAGAAGAAGCTGCTGAAGCTGCTGCAAAGTATGTATTTGATACTGGTTTCGAGCAAGCCTATCTAAAGACTACAGGCAAAAGAAAAGGTTCTGTATTTAAGGAAGGTGGAAAAATTATAGTAAGACAGCCTGCAGGATTACACTCAGCTGTCAAACGTATAATATGGCAACAAGGCTGGAAGCATATGAGTGATTCTCCTGCTTTGTCAAAGAATTCTCGTGATAGGTTAAAGTCCAAAGAAGCTCAAGCAGCCTTTAGAAGAAGGACTCAAGATTTACACGAAGATAGAACAACAGTTGGGGCCTTTACTTTAGCAAAGCTATATGAAGGCTTACTAGATAAAACTGTTGATAGTGGTTTTACTGTGCAACAGACTACTGCTATAGCTAAAAGTATTGGGGAGTATTTCGGAGACGTTACCGGAACTTGGAAGAAAAATACAACAGTTAAAGACTATGAGATAAATGATACTTTAGAAATACCTTTAACTATTGGGCCCTCTAGTCTGAACCCTGCAGGTTCCGAAAGTCATGACTGGAAACAGCTCAGAAGAAAATTAGAAGATTCTCTTGTTAAAGAAATATCAAGAGGCACATTTGGCCAGGACTATATGCAGACAGGAGGAAGTAAGCCTTTGTCGCAAAAAGCTCTCGAAAGAGGAACAAATATAGTTATAGATGAGCTTTTGAAGCCTTTGAAAGGAAACAAAAATGTCTCAATTAAAATTACCAGGCCAAAAGAAGAAGGAAATGTTAGATACTCAGGCAACGCAAAAATAGCAGGAAAGCAAAAAAGGCCAAAGAATAAGCGCATAGCGAGAAAAGGGTATCCGGCTCCTACTAAAGCTCAGAAAGAGTCTATAAGCCCAGTATCTTTAATGAGCATTATCAACAGCCGGCTACCACAAACAGTAGCAGCAAATATGGGAGCACCAAGATTAGAGAACCGAACGGGAAGATTTGCAAATAGCACAAGAGTTACAGATATTCAAACTACTCGGCAAGGCTACCCAAGTATCGGATACACTTATGATAGAGAACCTTACGGGGTTTTTGAAAGCACAAGCGGAA